CATCAAAGAACGCTTCCCACTTGTTGAGGGTGATTATTCGCCCTCTGAGCATTAGAGAATATCCCTTGTGACAATCGGCACCCGTGTCATTGAGCCATCAATAAAGCCACGTCTTGCGATAGCTGAGCGATAACCGTTCATGGTTTGGAATTGAACGATGTCATCAAAGTCTGAACTGTTGGAGTACCCTACAATGTTTGAAAGTATGAGCGTGACGGGTCGCCACATCCATTGGTCGGTTCCGTCTGGGTCTTTTACTACCTCGCCATTGATAGAGGTCACGATATAGTCTTGATCCCCGTACAAGGTTATTTTGTCGGTGACCCAGATTGGGAAGCCCGTTACATCCGAGCGAACCGGAAGCTCAACGGTTATCTCTGTCACCGTTCTTGAGGGTGAGCATCTATCATAAAGCAAAGAGGCGGCGTCATTCGCAATGGTCTGGCTTGCGATACCCTTATTGATTAGCCCAAGGCGGGTAGTTCCACCCACCCAGTTAGTGGGTCTGAGAGACGGCTTAACGGTTGGGTCAATAGAAGTAGATGCTCGCTTCACCGCTTGTACTGGTTGCTGAATTCTTGGGTCAAAGCCCGTGACCACAATCTCATTCGCCTCTGGGTTGATGTAGTGCCACCGAAGTTGACGGTAGACATATCTCCAAGCGTCATCAGTACTCTTTCCTCCAATAGAGATAGCATCTGCAATAGTTTGGTAATAAGTGTATTTAGAGGCGGCGGCGTTAATCGTGGTCGGGCTTTTGGTAGTGAACGCTACGCCAGAGGCTCCGGGATATTCACCATACCACCAACCGCCTAAATAGTCTTGCATCACCCTTGAAAGATAACTCCAAGCGTTCTCGCCAATGTCTGCAACTTCTGAGAACTCGCCACATTTAGCGGGTGCAATTTCTCCCGCCGTCACCGTAGCTGTTTCAAGGTCGAGCGTTCCACCGCCCACCAAGTCCACCAACCGCCGAATCACGCAATCGTTCGAGGCGTGAGAGATTGGCAAGCCATCGAATACCATCCGCTCCCGGAACATATAATCCTTTAGGAGCTGAGTGATTCTTGAGTTGCTCTTGATCGTGATTCTATCATTGGCTGCTACACTTCCTCTTGAGAACTCGACGGGTTCGGTGATGCCCTCATGAACAAAGGTAGTACCGAGCTTGACAAGGCTTGGCTTGTTGGCGTGGCTGTAGACCCCGACAATAGCGGTATTCGCTGGGTTGACTACATCAAAAGAGACCGAACCGCCGCCCGTCTCTGGACACTCGAAAGTCATTCTCTGCCACTTGTCGTTAAGGGTTGCTGACTCGGTAGCATCCGTGTTGGCGGTGGTTCTTGCATACCCGCCGTTGATACCGTAGACGACCGGAGAGGATAAGCCGTTACCCGTGAGAGCGGCCTTCATTCTCAAGGTGTCAAGTGTTCCGTTCGCAACGAAGGCGGTTGTTCCGTCTGTCTGGGTAATGCTTGAGACCACCGCATCGGTGTTGCCCGTTCGGTAAGATTGGTCACCGTACACCCGACCGACTCCAGAAGCCCATGCGGGATTTGTGTAAGTCTCAAGGCTCGCACCCGTTGGCGGTGCTTGAGCGAGATTGTAGGGTTGTGAGCAAGCGTAACCAGAGGTGGCGTACTTCAAGGGAGCCGCTTGGAAGACAAAATTTTTGTACATCCGCACCCAGAAGGAAGTCGCTGGGGTGATGGTTGGGTTCGTATCTGCCTCGGTTATATCTGGCATCACCGCCCTCACTCCTTGACCCTCGGAAGAGATAACCAATATTTCCCGCCTTCTACACGGAATTATCATCAAGTGAATGAGCTTGTTTTGTACGTTGTTCCCGCTCGACGCTCCCGACACCTCACCCTCTGCAATCTTAACACCCGCTCTCCAGACCTCAAGAAGTCCGCTGGAATACAATCTGAACGCCGTCTCACTCGTTAGGCTTCCGCTGTTTGCATACCCGAATTCTGCAAGAATGTAATCTGAGCCGTCCGAGTAGGCAAAGAAGCCGAGGTAGAAGCCCGTGTTCTTGGCAAGCGTTGCGGAGGTGACTACGGCGGTTCCTAGAGCTGAGGTCGGCCCTTGCAAGAACTTGGAGCCACCGACCCCCGTGAGGTCTGCCACCTTCCAAGTCGCTCCGAGCCCAAAATCTGCCAGCCCTAACTTGTCATAGGGTGCGGTGTTGCTCGTGTAGAACGCCGTGTAGAGCGGTCGAGGTCGAAGCATCAAGGTCGAGGTGAGCGGGTCAATGTAAGTATCGCTGAAGAAGCTACCCGTGTTGAAGTCGTCCCCACCCGCCGAGAATCCGATGCGATCTCTCGCTTGTCTTGCTTGTGCTCCATCAATGGTGACATCAAACTCTGGTCTAGGCATTAAACCTCCCTTCGGCTTACGTTGTTACCAATCGCTCTCGCCGCCGTTCTGCTCATGCCTCGCTCAATGGCAACTCCAAGCTCAACCAAAATAGTCTTAATCTCACGGGTTCCGCTTGCACCTCTGCCCGTCTGAATGTCGCTCAACTCTTGGCGGGATAAACCACGTCCACCGAGTGAACCACCACCGAGCACACTATCTTGAATGTTCGCAATCTTTTCGGTATTGTCTGCCGTTCGTTTTGAGTTCTTGGTCAACTCATCGAGAACGGGGTTCTTGCCCTTCATCCCGCCTAGCGTATCTTGACCTTCTTTGGCTTTGTCTTGAGCCTCAGCTATTTTATCTTGCTTGGCTTGTTTCTCTAATTGAATCTTCCCAGCTTGGTCTAATAGCCTAAGCTCAGAAAGAATCTGGTCGAATCGCTCACCAAAGCTAAACCCAGCGGCTGGAGAATAATCTGCAAAGCCTCGCAATGGTGGTGGCAGAAGGTTCTTAAGTCTGTTTGCAATGCCGATGATAGAGTTAAATAACCCAATTAGATACTCGTTAAACACAACGAATCCAGCCGTTACTTTGAGAATTGTTTCACGAGTTCCACCAAGTCTGTCAGTCATTTCCGCAAACGAATTGGCAACCATTTCAGCCGCACCTTTGAAAACACCTCGGTCAGTTAACTCACCAATGTTATTGGCGAACTCGTTTATCTGTCCAAGAAGAGCGGCGTTAAATGCTCCACCAATGGCAATCGTGGCAAAGTCGATGGCATCACTCAAGTTATCGAAGGCGTTCTGAGCACCTCCCGCCTTGTCTGGCAACTTCTCAAAAGCGGCAACAATAGCGGCGATAGCCATCTGAGAGGTTATGCCCATCCTCTTAAGTTCCTCGGTGTCAGCCGTTCCAAAGGCGTCCTTGAGAGCCTTGCCCGCATTGACTCCGGCTTCGGTTAACTGAAGTATCTCTTCTTGGCTGACAAATGCTTTCGACGCAATCTGAGAAATAGCAAGAAGCACACGATCAAGATTTTCTTTAGTTCCACCGCTTAGAGCGTTCGCCTTTCCAGCGGCGGCAACCGTTCGGAACGCTTCCTCTCGCCCCATGTCCGCACGTCTCAATCTGAGGTAGCCAGTCGACGCTTCTTGAAGTCCAAGACCGGGAGCCTTGGCAATTTCCTTGAGTCTTGTTATAGACCGTCGAGCTTTATCCGCACCGCCCTCAACCGCCTCAAGAGAAGATGTAAGAGACTCAAAAGCCGCCGCCTTTAGCATAGCTCCACCGAGAAAATTCACTTCAGCGGCTAATATCGCACCGCCCGCCGCAACCGCCGCAAGAACGGCTTTCAAGGCAACCGCTCCAACGTTTACTTTGCTGAACATTGAACCAAACGATGAAGATGTTTGGGAGTTATCTTTAGCGATAGATCCAGAAGCATTTTTAACATCTTGAGCACCCGCCTTGTATCTGGACGCATCAAGGACATATTTCGAGATAACTTCTTCAACTACTACGCTTGCCATTTTATCATCCTACAAAAGCCATCGCTTGCATCAACATTGCTACCGCTGGTTCTGCCTCTTCCATGTCGAGAAGAGCACTTGCCACCAACTCCGCTAGATGTTCGCTTTCTGTCTTACTTAGTTCGTCGCAATGCTTTCCGTAGACTCTGGCGGCAATTCTAAGCTGCCATCTTCGGACGTCATTGGACTCAAGTCTTTTTTTTCTTCTTCTACCTTAGAGACGAATTGGTTATAGCCGATGGATTGGTGATGCGTCTCAATCTGATTAATGAGAGAGTTGAGGATGTAACCACCGCCCGCCTTGGTCATCTGCAAGGCTTGGTACTGGTTAAACTTTGTAGGCTCGCAACTGTTGTAATAGAGACCAACCACACCGACTGCCTCTTCCCATGTAATCGGCAAGAACGCCTTCCAAGCATCGGGAACTCGCTCAGAACTAACGAGCTTCCAGAACTTACCCATCTCTGCCTTGAAGTCCTCAATGAACCCTAAGCGGTCTGGCACTTTGCATACGATCGCTTCCCCGTCTGGAAGATAGATGTTAAACGTCTCTTCCTCAAGTGGCTTGGCATATTTAGACACCAAGTCATCGGGTGACTTGGGCTTCATCATGCTTGTTCTTTCGCCTCATCCTTGGCGGGCTTCACTTCTTCCTTCACTTCTGGTTCGCAATTCACGGGCTTAAAGCCTCCACCGAGTTCTTGTACCTTTTCTTCTTTTGCCATTGTTCGTTCTCCTAACAATTATTGTAAGGTTACCTTACGACTTAACGAGAGTACCAAGTCCTTTGAAGTTGTACTGCTCAGTGATGATTCCTTGCTCTGGAACCGTGAAGGTTGCCGAGTCAATCAGCGTAGAGCCCGTGTAAGTTCCGATGGTTTGTATAGTCGCTACAAACGCAATCAGCGTGGTTCCCGTGAGTACCGAGGTAAGAAGGGTTGAGCCGCTCACGGTGGTCGGGGTTCCTCTTTGCTCGAACTCAATATTAACCAAGATAAGCCCATCTCGCTCGGTCGCAATCTCAGCCGAGGTCAAGGTGATTGGAAGCACGAGCACCACGCCACCAACGCTTAAAGATAACGTAGTCTCAACGCTTGAGAGAGTGGCATTGTTTACCGTCTCCATTAACGTGGTTGTATCAGCGTCAAGGATTTGAAGGACACCCGAACCCGTAAACTTGGTTCCCGTGGCTTGGTATGTCTCGAAGCCGTCCGCAAGTGCCGAGCACTCTTGAGAGGCGGTTGTCACGTTGATCGTGCAAGAGCGAAGTTTGGCGGTAATGCTTGCGACAATAGAAGCAACGGTAACGGTAAGGGATGTTTGGCGGGTCGTGGTCACGGTTCTCATGACCTCGGTTTTCGCCTCAAACATTCTCTTAACTGGGGTGCTTTGAGCATGGCGAGCGGCTCCCGCTTTGCCCTCCTCAGTCTTGACGCCAACCTTAAAGCTGACGTTGGTAAAGTCGGCAAGGTACGATGTCCCTCCGAGGGTGTAGGCTGTTAAGTCTCCGGCGGCGTATTTCATGGCTGTCTATTCTTTGTGATAAATGTATCTCGGAATGCTTTGCGGTAGGCTTTTACTCGCTTCCCTAAAGCTCCCTTCTCGGTTGGAGCCCAAAGACCTCTCCCAACCATTTTGTTAGTTCCAAAAGGTAAGACGGCAAAGAGTGCACCTTTTGCACCCTTGTTGAATCCCGCCGTGATTGTATACTTCTGATTGCCCTTCGAGAGCTTGGTAAACTTGGCTCTTCTAAGTCCTCCCGTTATCTGTCCGATGGGTAGTGTCGGGGCTTTCCCCTTGCGTCCCGCTCCTCTCTTTCTGCCCGTAGGTGTCGAGGCACTTGAACTCATTCCACGCCCGTAAGGGTGGCCCAATTTGCGTAACCACTTCAGACGTGCTTTCCCGCTTGGGCTGGCTCCGCTGGTAAATTCGTTGAGGTCACGGTCTAAGGACTTCTGAATCTCGGCGGCTCCCTCGTCCATCGTGGCGTTCATCTTCTTGAACTTGTCAATGGTCGCAAAGTAGCTCTGTGTTGGCGTCCGTTTTACTGCCATACCGTAGACCTCACGGTAAAGGTAATCAAGACGCCACAAGAGTTGTCGGCGTCATCCATTGGGATAGGCGTCCATGTTGTTACAAAGGGTTGGTAGCCAACGCCACCGAAGGCGGCCGGAACCGTGGGGATACTTCCAGAGTTCTCCGAGAACGGGGTTAAAAGGTCAATAAGTGCCTCGGCTTGATTCGCTATAAACTGTTGAGGGTCGGGCGTCAGAGGCAAAACGAACTCACCGCCAATCGTGAACGTCCATGTTTGTTCGACGCTTCTTCCCGCTTGGTTACGATCACAACTCTCAAGGGTCACTACCGCCCTTGGAAGCTGAGGCGTTGGTTTGGCTGCTCTACCCGCTGAGGTGTTTTCAACGTCCCACGCCGTCTTGATATGAGCGGCGATAGCATTAAAGAGGGAAGTGTAATGCGGCATTAATGTCTCACTTGAACGGCGTACACCGCTATATGGTCGGTGGCAATCCCTTGCTCATTGGTCTGCACTTTCTCAATGGCGTAGAGGTCGCCATTGTATTCGATTGTCCCGCCCACTTGAGTCACGCTTTTATTCATATCGGAAGGGTCAAGATAGAAGGCGAAGCCGTTATTGACCTCTCGTGCGAAAGCATCATAAGAGGCAGACGGTGAGAGGTGTTGAGCACATCCCCGCACCGATTGCCCCGGCTCCAAGGGGTCGTACCCTTGAATAACTTGGTTAGCAACAATGCGAGCCTCTTGGAGGAAGATGCGGAAGGTATGAGGCTTTAGTGGTACGCTCATGAGAGAATAAACATCTTGGCAATTTCCATCGCCCGTTTTCTGAGAACTGGTACGGGGTCATCAACCGTAACCTCAACAAGTCCGGTTTTAATCTTTGTCTGGTTGCCTTGTGCTCCCGCATTTTCTTCTACCACTCTTGCGGACGCCAAGCAGTAAATAGCATCGTTCACAAGGTCACCGATAGAAGCTGAAGCCATGTAACCCCAAGGTGCGGTGATTTCAAGTCGAAAGGATGGCTTGGTTCTGAAGATTAATTGGTTGTACGGAGCTGAGTAGTCGGGGAGAAGCCAGTCATCGTACTGGTTCATCGTCTGCCCAACGTTGCCCGTTTCCACTCCAGACTTAACAAGAGTTGGAGCGGCTGACAAGGGAACGGAGAGGTCAAGAATATAACCCCTCCGGTCTGCTTGAATGTCTCTTGGATCGAATACTTTCAACGAAGAGACGGCTTGAAATGGCGTCACCCCCACCAACTTCTCCCATTCCCCGATAGCTGTATTTAGAAGCCGTGTAAGGTCTGATGATTCGAGATCGTCATCTACAAAGCCCTTCGCTACAAGGTAGGTATTTAAGTCGGTGGTGGTGATATATGCCATTCGTTCTTAGAGGTAGGAGCCAGCGACCACTACTGGTTGAGCGGCGTTCTGGTTGGCTCCGGTCGCTTGAGTGACCGCAAGTGCTCGTGGAGCGATGTACGCCTTGATACCGCTGATAACGGTATTGGCGGTTCCTCGGTCGGTAACAATTCGGATGTACCGATTGGTCAACTCAGCAAGAGCAATGGTAACTGTCTTGTTGGTATCCGCATCTGTCCAAGCGTAAGCTGCTCCGGTGATGTTTGCCCACGAAGAGTTGTTATCGCTTCGCTGAAGTTGGAATGTACCAACGCCAGTAGCGGTGATTGCTCCAAGGTCGATAACCACGTTGAGAGCATAGCAACCCAAGCAGTCGATTGTCGAAGAGTTAACGTCAGTTGTACCAGCGGCAAGCCCTTTAGTGGTTGCGGCGGTGGCATCTGGGAAGACGGTAACGATTTGGAATTCATTAAATGTAGCCATCATGGTTTCACTTGGAGTCGGCTGAACGCCTCGTCGAGGACTGGAGCACCGTCGCTGAACTTGTGCATGACGTAACCGTATTCGCCGTTGCTGGCGTATGGATCTTGGTCGAGCACTTGTACCGAGAGGTTCAAGAAGTCGTAGATGCGGTAGAAGTTAAAGTCACCGAATACGGCGGCGTAGGTTCCAGCAGCGAGAGTCGTTGGAGCACTTTCCGATTCGTACAAAGGTCGCCCCTTGAGGAACATTGGAGTACCTACTGCAAGCACGTTGCCGATGCCAGCACTTTCTGTGAAGATGTACTGGTTTGCGGAGTCCTTGAGCTTCATAACGGCGGTGACGAATTGGCGAGAGCCAACCCAGCTACCTCGGTCTCTAACGGTTGCTTTAACATTCATCAAGGTTGAGATGATGTCATCAGCCGCAATCGCCGCTCCAACGGTTGGAACGTCTCGTGAAGTTGGGATACCGTCAGCGGATGCTGTAAAGATGCCAAGCCATTGCCCAACGCCATTACCTTGCATCGCCGCATCTTCTTCCTTGAGCCTTGAAGCATAGTCAAGTTCGCCACCGAGCCATTGCTCAACGTTGATAACCGACTGGTCGATGAGCAATCGAGAAGCCGAAGTTCTTACGGTTACTCGGTGAGGCTTGAAGTCTCGTTGACCCACTTGCACCGAAGAGGTAAGAGCGGTTTCTGTCTCGCCTTGCCAGTAAGCGGTAAGACGGGTATTTTGCCGAGGAATCGCAACGTTCGCATTGATTTGCTGAACGTTAGAGATTTGTCGCATGAAGATTGGGTTATCGACCGGCTTGATAATCTCTTGAGCAATCGCATTAGGAACAAGGAATCCACCCGCTGTATTAGGGTTGACTTGTTGAGCCGCTCGGATTTGTGCGAGTTGGCTATTGTCACCTCGAAGGTAACCTCTCCATGCTCGAACGAGAGCGTCTTCTTGCTTGCTGTCTTGTGCCACTCCGCCCATGATGGACGGGTTGTTACCCTCTGCCATTTGGAATGAACGAGCGTTGTCGATTTGGGAGCGAAGTTCAAGCTCCTTCTTTGCGTCGAGCATGTCGGCAACTGCCTTGTCAAAGCGGGCTTCCACGTCAGCGGGCATAACTTTCTTGCCGGCGTATTCGCTTCGGGTCGCATCAACAAAACTTACCGCTTCGCTCAATATCTGGTTGAGTTCTTGGTTAGATTTCATCTTAGTAGTTTCTCCAACTGGGCAAACTTCACCGCTTGAAGCTCTTGAACCGTTGGCTCATTTGCTCGGGTCAGTAGCTCATTCAGATTGCTCCGAATCGCTTCTAACCGCTCAAGGGTTGATTTCCCAAGTGTCTTGTCTTGAGCTTCACGAAGTACGAGTACCTCGTTGGCTCTGGTTGTGACAATCTCAACCGCATCAAGAACGGAGGAGAGTTCGTCTGCGAAGGATTTGCCAGCATGAGCACCCTTCAAACTGTTTCGGACTTCCGAGGCTTCCGATTCTGGAACCGCCGGGAAGTTGACTTGGCTTACCTCATATACTTTCGCCAGTCGCATGATTAAGTAGCATTCACGGTTACACTTGCGAATGGACTCGACATTAAAGAGGTTCTTGTCCATGCCCAAGGTGTCAACCATTCGGAGCATCTCCTCTCCGTTCTCAAACTCAAGGTAGTCACCAATAGTGAAGCCGATACTCAAGCCCACCTTCTTGCCAGCAGCCAATCGCTCAAGTGCCACGGTGCGGGCATCCTTAGCGGCTGGGGTTGAGTGATATTCCACCTCGACCTCAACGCCTACGCCGTTATCGGTTGCACTCTTGATATAGCCAATGGCGAGATCGTCGGCATCATGAGATTCAAGGAAGGAACCGTTCGCCACAAAGTCTGGAAGGGCGGCGGTAGCGGAGCCGGGAGCGAACACCGAGCAGTAACTATCTAACTCCCCGTACTTTAATGCCATCCCTTTTAATCCACCGTTAGAGGCTTCTGCCCCTTCCATGCGGAGCTCGAATTGGCGTTCTTGTCTTGTATTAAAATTCATTTGTAAAGACTTCTCTTCTTTTATGACGGATTCATAAGCCCTTTTGAACCATCTCATACCCGGCTCGCCTCCCCAAAGAAGGGCGGCAACCATTGCGGGGCTGTCCTCTGGCTCATCAAGGAATCGTGCGTTTCTTCCCCACCATCGGTTACCCTTACGAATCTTTGCCTCGGTCTGCTCTTCGCCTCTTGCCATTGAGCGGGCTTCTTTGATGGTGGCTGGCTCTAAGCCGTCCCCACCCTTACCTTCCTCAAACATCACCAGACCACGCTTACACGCTCTCTGTACTCCAAGTGGTGGAACCATTATATTCTCTGCCATTCTCAATCATTCTCCAATACTACGGGCTTAATTGTCTGCACCTTCTTACCGCCGACCTCAAACTCCAGATGGCATTTACAGTTCCCAAGGCAAGGCGTATCGCAAGCTCCCGGCGTGGTGAATAGGTCATCCTTGAAGTAGGGTGAGATGCTTGCTAGCCGTGGACAATCTGAACAATGTTTCTCAGCACCACCCAGCACCCAAGTTATCTCTGTTTCGAGATCAAGAGCGTCTACCGAGGCTTGAGCACTTATGCCCCTCGCCTTGCCCATGTACAACTTTTGGCGGTTGAGAATTTGGTCGAGCATCAAGTCACCCGCCTCATCGGTGTAACGCCCGTCGAGGATGTCATCTATAAACCCTTGGAGGTACTCGGCGTCATCGTCTGCAATCGCTCTGGCTGCTAGGATGTCGAGTTCCTCAAAGCTGGTCGGGTCAAGACTCACTAAGTCCCGCCCAATCCAATGACTGTTAGCGTTCGCTTGGAGAATGGCATCAAAGAAGTTGTCTGCCCATGCCTCAACGTTTCCACCGTTTACCAATCGCTTGCTTGCGTTCTTGGCGGTGTTCCAGTTGAAGTTCAACATATCTTCATACCATTTCTGATAACTCCGACCGGGCTTATCAAAGGCGGCTGGCATCGCACGAAACTCTACCACCTTGGGAATAAAGGTGAGCTTCCTTGCGGTGCTTTCGGTGATATGGTTACACGGCATCAGCTTTCAAGTTGAATGTCTTCAAGCCGTCTTAGTTGGCTCTTATCGTACTTCTTAATGCTTCGGGTGGTTGGGAGTGGGCTTGCCAAAGCGTTCATGTCGAACCACGTCCGAGGGTCTGCCAAGTCGTCTTGGAAGCCGAGTGCCTTTCTGAATTCGCCACGGGTAGAGGCTCCCGCCTTGAACGCTAGTTCTGCCCTTGTGTACTTGGCGGTAATATCCTCATCCAGCTCACGGTAAACGCTTGGGTCAAAGGCTAAGAACTCATTTGGCTTCAGCCCTAGCCCCTCATCAGCAAACGCCTTGTCGAGAGTCGCTGAGATAACGCTGAGCAAGGATAAAATGGTGTCCTCAATGAAGATTTCTCTCGCCTCTGAGATGTTGTTATATGTCTTAGAATCTGAGGGTAAACCAACAATCATCGGGTCAACCCCAAGCGAAGCGAGAAGCTCGGTCATCGTATGAACCTTCTGCTCAATCGCCTTGATGTCGGTCGGCGACATTGCAACCCGTGTAATCTCGAAGGCTCCCGGCAAGTCCATCGCTTGCCCTCTTCGGTCACGGCTGAAGCTTTGCCAACGATCACGCATAGATTTTCTTTGTTCTTGCGTGGGTTCCATGGCGTTAGGGTCTTTCGGTGAGAATATCACACCGGGAATACCCATGTTTGTCATCAAGGTAGCGGCGTAGTTGCTCGCCTCGTTATCGGTAACTACTTGCCTCAATGCGGCCATCAATGGAGACATTCCAAGGGCTGGGTTTGCAACATCTACCATCCCATCCCTAAAGTGGATAATCTCGGAAGGAGCGGCATAGAACATCGCACCGCCACCGTAAGGGGTTATTTGATAACGGGTAATAAGCTCGTTCCCATTGTTGGGAGAACCGTCAACGTGTATATCGCTCTTCGGTACGACTTGCCAAGGCATCAAGGGAGCCAAACCAATCAAGAACCCCGTCTTGCTACGTCTCTTCAGAAGGTAGGCATTTCCGTAGACCTTGAGCGGGCAAGCAATGGCTTTAAGGATTGTCGCCTCATCAAGTCCCGGCATCGGTGCGGTGAAGGAGAATAAGCGAGGGTCTGGTTTGTAATAGTAGCTACCGTCTGGGTTGATTGTCTTAACGGTCAACTTGGCTTGAGCCACCTTCTGAGCTATCTTGCCTAAACCGATAGCTACCGTCGAATTGCTTTCAATCTGTCCCGCCTCGGTTCGCCAATTCCTATCTGTTGCCCCGTATCGGAGATAGCCGCCCATTGTCGAGGTTCCACCTACGAATGGAATACCCGTAAATTGTTGGTCTCGGTTCCGAGGCTCCCGCCCGACTGCTCTAATTTCAAGTCCAAATAATCTCATGCGTTACCAATTCCAAACATTGTTACTGCTCACCAATTCATTAAAGGCTCCCGCCAAAGCGTCCACTTGGTCATCATGCTTGCCCGTGGGGAATTGCCTAAGCTCTTCAAGGAAGGTTGAGTTCCAGTTAGCCCTAATAAGAGAGACGTTACCACCGTTGAATTGTGATGCAATACCGTCCGCTCTCGTCTCCTTGCTCCCCGTCTCCCTTACCGCCTTGGCGTTAAACCCACTCAAGAGGCGAAGATATGCAAGTGCTTGGTCTTTACCCGCCGAGCCGGGATCTTCGGGAACCACCACCCTCACCGCCGTACCGTCTTGCCTTGCGGTCGCTAACATCCTCTGGTTTCTCGCATCGGTTCCCTCTTGGAAGCGTTGAACGTCGAGGACATAATACCGCCCGTTGGCATCCTTGCCTACCAGTACCCCCGCCGTATAGTCTCCCTTTCCAGAGCTCGCTGCCACGTCCCACTTCCGCACCCGCTCCACCATCGGAGGCAACTCCCGCTCATCTATGAAGCTCGCCTTGTCTACCTTGAATATCGCACCGTCTCGAAGGCTTGGGTTACCTTGAAATAGGGCTTGGAAGTTGTACTCGCCCATCTGCCTTCTGACGGCCTCAAGGAAGTTTAACGGTTTGACCTCCGGCCACAACGCCTCACCCTCAGCCCTTCCGAGCGGGTCGCCCTCCTCTGCAATGGCGGGAAGGTTGATGAACGTCCAGCTATCATCGCCTTGAGCCTTGAGCCGTCCAATCAAGTCATCATGATGCCAACGGGTGGCAATGACAAACGCCTTCGTTCGAGGGAAGAATCTTTGAACTACCGAACCAGTCCACCAGTCCCAGATATTATTTCTTTCCGTCTCGCTCTCGGCTTGCATCCTATCCTTTATCGGGTCATCGCATACAAGTAAGGATATAGGGTTGATACCCGTAGGAGCTGAGCCAACACCTCGAGCAACCAGCCTTGCCCCGT